GTACTCGCGGATGTTGACACCAGCGTATTGTAGAATTCGCAGAATCAAGTCATTGGCATCAGAGAGAGGTAGTTCAAAATCTTGGTAATCAACTGCTGATTGGTTGAACAATGGGTTTCCATTGATCTGCGTGTATGTCCATTTGGGATCCAGTGGGTAGCGAACATAGAACGTACTAACACCAGAAGTGATTGTTGTTGGATATACAGTAATCAAATCACTACCATCAGCTGCTCTGTCACGCTTAACATAGGCAGGGTAAGCTGTGGTAGGGGCGGTCAGATTAGAAGCTAAAAGGTTTAGTGACTTGTATTGCGTAATAGGCTCAACCTCTTTCCCGTTGTAGTATACCACATTGATGGAGTAGTAGTCAGATGGCAACTTGAAGCTGCTGCCAGCATCTAGTGTGAGCGAAGCATTGGCTGAGAATGAGTCAATCACCTCTGCTGTTTGCTTCAGTTTATCTGCATAGCCACTATTGTACGCTCTGTTGTTTTGCTTTACAACACCATCAACATAACGAAAGAAGTAGTCCTCAAATACTTCAAGCTGGGCCTGCTTGGCGAAAAGGTTGAACTCCTCGGGCGTAATGTAGCCGTTGTTGTCCTTGCTGAGGATCGCCATCACAGTATTTCTGACCTCGTTGATCATTTGCACAAAGATAACAAAAAAAGGCCACCCGAGGTCGGATGGCCCTTTCCTGTAGGCTATTGCTATTAAAGGAGTTTAATCAATGCGTCTTTGGCTTCAATACCATCTTCTGTCATAAGCCAAGCTGACAACACGTCAATAGGATCTTGACCATAAGGAGTTGAACAGATCTTCTTCTTATTGTCTGGTAAGCTGAAGTAAATGTCGTTGTTTCGGCGGATTGTAATCAAGCCATCACTAACGAAGCGATGAGCATAGTCATCCAGCTCCATGTCTGGGTCATCTAACATCTCCAAAAAGTCACGTGGACGCTCCTTGGCAAACAACAACAAGTCTCGCTTAAGTTCAGAAGAAGACATCTTGGCTACATTCAAGCCAAGTGCTACTCGGCAAATGGCTTCCACTTTTTCAATTGTCAAAGACTTGGCTGCAATCAAAGCATCAATCTCGTAGTTGATGTTGTCTAGGGCTTTTTCAGCATCCTTCTCCATGTCTGCTTCTTCAAACAATGTTCCATTCTTTGGGTGAAGCTCAAGGAATCTATTTAAAATGGTGTTGTGTTTGTCAACTCTCAAAACACCATCTTCAAATACGATAGGCTCCAAGATTGCGTGCTCGTCCTGCTCATCCATAAACGGGCTCTTTTGATTTCGAGCATAACGCAATGGACGATTGACACCGGTCTTTGGGTCAAAGTGAAGAAGAGGGGCTCTGTGGGTGTGGCGAGATGCCAATGTAAACGTCAAGGGACTACTCTTTCCCTTTAGTACGTAGATTCGATCTTTAAATTCCATTGTATATAATATTAGATTTAACAATACAAAGATAAGGCAAACTAAGCATAGTCAAATCTAACGTTATATCTGTTCTTTAGTCTCCACCTAGCTGTACTTAACGGAGTGTTTGTTGCAAAACAAGCCTCTTTAATGCATCCATAAAAAATACCCGTTTCTAAATCTATAATAGTTCTTGCCATATTGTGCATTCCTCCTGACTTAGAGATTGACATTTTCTTTTTTGTTTCTTCTGATAACTTTGATCCTGATTTTGATTTTGATATATTTTTTTTATGTTCTTCAGAAAACACAATTCCTTTTCTAGATTGACTTATCTTTCTTTTTGTTGACTCGCTTCTCTTTTTGCCTTTATTACCATCTGATATCTTTTTTCTATGCTCTTGACTCCAAGACACGCCAACCACACCTTCTCCGCCAGCCGTAATATTGCATAAAATTCCACCGTCTTTTTTTCTTTTGTATTTAGCTATAAGGGTTTTTTCAATAGAGCAAGCTTCTTCCCAAGTTATTCCTTCAAAAATAACCTCGCAGGAATACCCATGCTTTTCAACTATGTTCCTCCAATGGCTATTTCTATATTTTTTTTGGTAGCATCTTGTTTTATCTTTACCTATACCAACATAAAATATATCGTTTGTATCACATCTTCTATGAACGTACACAATAGCCATACCCAAATATACAAAAAAAAAGAGGGACGAATCCCTCTTTTCTTTTTAATAAAGCTAATTATCAATCCTGAAATAGGAAGAAATTATTAGCGCCCATGGTGCACAAAGCACGCTCAGACAAGAAGTGAACCTCCATAGCGTCCAAGTCGCTGTTGCTAGCACCACCAGCAGAACCAGTCATCCAAGTCTTGTAACGACGATTCTCGGTCTCAGAAGCACGGTAACGAACGTGCAAGAAAGGACGCTTAGCGTTCTTACCCAAAACCATATCATAAACAGTGGTAGAACCAGCGGGAACCAAAACGCCATTGATAGCACCAGCTACCAAACCGCCACGCAAGGTGGGATCGTTCAAGTATTTCCAGTCAGTCTTGTAGAACTCATAACCACGCTTGAAGCCAGTGAAGCCCAAGTTCAAAGCCATTTGCTCGCTGTTGTTGAACAAACCGTAGCTAGTTCCGTTAGCACCGTAGCTGTTTTGAGCAGCCAACATATCGTCGATATCGAAGCTGAACTGACGGTTAACGAACAAAGCGTTCTCTTGGATAGCACCTTGCTTGTCCAAACGCTGGATAACAGCGTCGAAATCACCCAAAGTGGTTGGGTTACCACCACCCCATACGTTACCGCGGTTTTCGATGGTGTAGAACATACCTTCGGTACCTTTGTTTCCTACATCACCAGTAGCAGCGATAGCACCAGATGCAGTCTCAGCAGGAACACCTTCTACCATAGACATTTCCAAGTAGTCTTCGAAACGCAAACGAGTCTCGTGCTCGCTCTTCAAGTACCACAAGTAACCAGTAGCACCATTCTCAGTAGTAACTTCTACCCAGCCGATCTGAGCCATGTCAGAACCGCTAACAGCATATTTGTCCTTGATGATGATGGGGCTGTTTTCAAAGATATCGTCTTCAGCTTCCAAAGATCCAACCATACCGTTAGAACCTTTCTTGAACTCAGAACCGTAAACGAAACAGGTAGAAGCAGTAGAGGCAGCCATAGTTTGGCCACCAGCTTCGTAGTAAGCAACGGTGAAAGTCAAGCCAGATACAGCAGTAATGATGGCTTTGTTAGAGAAAGTAGAAGAAGCGGTGTTATCAGAAATGAAAACAGTTTGACCTACGCGGAAGTTACAAGCAGTAACACCAGGGTCAGCGACAGTCCAAACAGCAGTGTCAGCAGCGGCAGCAGCAGCAGAAGTACAAGAAGTGTACTTAGTGTGCAAGCGGCCTTGCTCAGCCCATTTGATCAAGTCAGAGTTGGAGGGCATTTCTGCACCTACCATGCGCAAGAAAGAAGCGATGGAACGGTTTCCATAACGCTCGAATTCCTTCTCGTAGGTATCGGGAAGATACTGGTTCAAGAAGTCAAAGTTAGTAATGTAGTTCGTGGGCAATGTAGCCTTCACTGAACTAGGGGTCAGGTCATAACCTGGTACGCTTAATACAGCCATTTTTGTGTTTTTTTAAAAGGTTATTGTTGTTATTGTTTAATCTTTATGCGTAAACCATTACCCGAATCACTATCCAACGATGACACCTTTAGTCCGCTGAAGTTGCTGGCTGGTTGAGCAGATTGTCTAACACCCATTTGAATGTTCTTACTTTCTTTGCTCATGCCATCAACTGCATCTGCCTTGCCCTTGTCATAGAAGAACTTAGCTAATGCATCAGCATTTAAAGCTGCCGCCATTGCTTTGTGATAACCAGCTGCATCTTTGACATATCCATTTTCATCGATGAATTTGGAGATGAAGTTGTTGATGTCTGATTGAGAAGTCTTAATTTTCTCAGTGTCTCCTGGCTTGAACTTCAAGGATGATTCTCCGACACTAAACTCGAAACCTTCGAATCCGTCATTGAATACCTCGTTAGTTTTCTGCAAGAAAAACTCAGACCGCTTCAACTGTTCCTGTTGCACCTGGGTGAGATCTTGGTTATACTTCTTGTAAGCCTCGTATCCCTCACGATCGGCATCAGGAACTGAGGTTGCCTTAGACTCTAATGGCACCTTGTACTGCTCCTTCTGTTTCTCGAAGTGATCCTTGGCTTTAGCAAGTTCACGTTTCATAGCCAGCTTTTGTTTCTTGATAGTCTTGTCGTCGTCCAAGTCTTCGTCATACTTGAAGTTCTCCAGCTCCATCATTACATCCTCATCGTCATACATAGGATTGGTGTCCTTGATGTAAGATGCCAAAAGTTGTTCGGGTGACATCTTCTCAAAGTCTTGATTCAACTTCATGAAGTCGTCTAACCCTCGGCCAGTCTCTTTTTTGTACTTCAAGAATGTAGCGACATCTTCTGGAAGTTCTTCTGACGGCTGCTCTCGCTTGGCCAAAATTTCGTCCATCGAATTAAACTCTACATCCTTGTAGCGGTTTTTGATAAATGTAAGAACGTCTTCCTCCGAAAGCTCAACGGGTTGAACTTTTGGGGTTTCTTCAACTACAGGAGTTTCCTCGGTAGTTTGTTCTACAGCATTTTGCTGTTCTTCATGCTTCTGCAAAAGTGCCTCTTCAACCTCTTGGATTGACTTTGGCTCTTCAGCAGAAACTTCTTTAATTTTAATTTCTGCCATGATATTAGATTTTGTTACAAAATTAGGTATTTTTATCTAGGCTCAAATTGCGATAAATCGAAGCCATCCAAGGTGTCCTCAGTTGACTCGAAGTTTATTGGAGGAAGATCTTTCTTCCTCTGCTCAATGAGCTTTGATTGCTGTGTGTTCTGTAAGCTAATGCGATTGTCCTTAGCCTTCTCTTTCTCCATCTCACGATTCTTTAGGCTATCGACCTCAACGCCTTTTAGTTGCATCTGCATTTGGAACTCACGCTCCATCAACTGCAACTTCAGATTGGCCTCAGACTGCATCTTCTCAATCTCGAACTGATTCTTGGCCTGCTCAATCTGCATCTTGGCCTGAGCTTCTGCTTGGATCTGCTGGAGCTTAGATTCGGCAGCGGCTTGAGAAGACTGGATGTTTCCTTGCGTCTGCATCTGAACCCTCTGCTGCTCGTTCTCCATGTCCTGTTGCTGCTTCTGCTTGCGCTTCATCTTAAGCAACTCGTTAGCCAGCTTGATGTTCTTCATCTGACGGATGTCAATGGCATCCTCCAATGAGATTTGATCACGGCTTAAAGCCATCTGAATGTTGGCTTCAAGCTGAGCCTTCTGCTCTTCGTCAGGAGAAACTTCAATGAAGATACCAAAGTCGTAGATGTACAGGTCCTTGATCTCATCAAGAACACCAACATTGTTCTTTCCAATTTGCATGGCGAACTCTTCGGCAAAGTCAGCGTACTCCAAAACGTCAGCCACACGGCAAGACAATGCCTCTGCCAGTCGCTTGGTGATATTCAATGATCCCTCAAGGATATGTCGAGTGGCTGTGTTGCTATTAGCGGCAGCCAACTTCTGCAGACCAACCAGTGAGTTAGGATCTGGCATAGACCCATCACGGGCCTCGTTCAATCCAGTTACGTCACGCAGTTGCTGCATGTACTGGTTGTATGCTCCTATTAGGCTAGCCATCTTGGCTTGACCA